GAACAGCCTGACATGTACGCACTTACTAATGACCGCTATGATATTATTCAACTTTCCAATGTCCCCATCCAGAACATATTGACATAAGCGAGTGTCGCGCGAGCGACGCGACTACTGTGCGTTTCACCGCTCAAATGGGGTCGGAGGCGCCCCGCGCCGAACGAACGTATGTCTCTACATAAGCGTCCCCACGCGAGCGGAGTAAGGTTGGGGTTTACCCCTGCCCACTTACTAGCACTTTACCGCCTGACTGATGGGTTAGGGTCTACACGATCCACTTATCAGCATTTAACCGTTTCCGTTAAGCCTTTAACGGGTTGGGGGTTAGAGGGGGTATGTAATTGAGCTAAATATCTTTAAAATATAGCACTGACTCTGTTTGCCCGCCAATTACTTGCAATGCTGGGTCTGTCGTGGTGATTCCGTCTGCGTTAATCACGTATGTTCTCATCTGATAACGCTTATTGAGGACGTCAGGACCGTTATCTTCACCAGTCTCTAGTTTCAAAACCTCGTTAATTGGGATCCATGTCTTCCAATGACGATACGTCTTGCCCACGTTGGATGCATTGTTATTCTCTAAGACAATGTTTTTCCTCCATACCTCTTTATACCCGGTTGAGTGACTATTGATCTTGGCCTTTGGCCTCTCAATGAACGGAAGTGCAGCTAGCGTTGAGTCTGTCTCTAACCTGGTATTGTTGTAAATCTCGGTGTCTGCGAGATTCTCGTTCGGGCTTATGCAGAAGATCTTAATGCACACCATCTTATCGCTGGATACGTTAAGGTTACGGAACGTGAACCAGAACTTAATGCCAGTGAAGTAGACTCGTCTACCTTCGAAACTGTTTACCGCCGATGTCGCAGACAGTACTGGTGGGTTGATGTTTTCGATTGCTTCAACATTATTAAGATATGCCGTTTGGTATGTTTGGGTGATACGTTTACTTTCAGCTAAATTCATAACCGTCGGCTTAGTGTACCCTGTACGCTTACCGTTGCGACCGTATGTCGTCTTTTTACGGTATACACGAGGTCTACGCATTTTAGTATACGTTCTTTTGGTATACTTGCGCCTCGTTGCGGTCTTGTAACGCCTTTTTGGCGCACTTCGTGTAAAGAGCCGCTTTGGTGTTGCCATGGTCTTTTGTCTCTTTCTCGGATAGTCTTCCGTTATATAGCTATTCAGGTCGAGGTCGTCGACTTCTTTGTCGATACCGAGGGCACTTTCGATCTTGCCAGCGGCAGCCTTACCCGAGTGTCCAAAATATACACGTTTTGGGAATACTCGAGATCGCTTAAACCGATTGAACATTATGTGTAACACATGAATATTTTTGTGTGTTCCCGGATTTGACGAAGTAATCCGGGGTTGGGCCAGTACAAAAACGCCGTGGCTTTTGTACGCGCCCATTTAAGAGTGGAGAGTCAGTATTACCTCTCCACTTTGGGCCAAGGCCGATTGCTCACAAAAGAGCAACATGCCTGGATCCAAGCACTGGGTTTTTACATTGAATAACTATACTGCTTTAGAGTATGATTCAATGGTTGCATTCTCCGAGACACCAGAGTGTGAGTACATCGTTATCGGAAAGGAGACGGGTGACAATGGTACGCCCCATCTCCAGGGATACGTGTGTTTCACTAACCGTAAGACCCTCGCCTCGGTCAAACGTTTGCTGTCTGACCGTGCGCATCTGGAAACTATGCGAGGGAAACCAATGGAAGCATCAACCTACTGTAAGAAGGATGGTGATTACTATGAATTCGGATCTCTACCTGCTGGCCGTGGTAAGCGAACTGATTGGGAGCTACTACTAGAGTATGTCACTTCATGTGACTCTCGTCCAACCGATCGATCCCTTTGGGAGAAGTTCCCTTCCCTGCGCGGCCGTTACCGCGAAGGGATCCGTCAGATGATTGAGACATTTCATCCGATTCTTCCACGCGTTGAAGGTGATCTTCGAGAATGGCAACAAGCTCTTGAAGCGCAGTTACGAGGTCCCCCAAACGATCGGACAGTGATATTCGCTGTAGACCCCGTGGGCGGGGCAGGAAAGAGTTGGTTCGTAAAGTATTGCTTGAAGACATTTGATGACGTTCAAGTGATGAAGATTGGTAAGCGAGACGACCTTGCCTTTGCTGTTGATGAGACGAAAATGAAGTTTTTGATCGATATCCCGCGCCAAAATATGCAGTTCATGCAATATCCTGTTTTGGAAATGTTAAAGGACCAGTTGATTTTTTCTCCGAAGTACGAATCACGGATGAAGGTCTTACCGAATCCTGTTCACGTGGTGGTGTTTTGTAATGAACAGCCTGACATGTACGCACTTACTAATGACCGCTATGATATTATTCAACTTTCCAATGTCCCCATCCAGAACATATTGACATAAGCGAGTGTCGCG